GACGGCGATACTGAGCTGTTTAAAAAGTGGAAGTATGCGAAGTACTTCTATTCAATGGATTTACTAACCATGCAGTTCTCTCGTAAATTGCGTGTAGGTCTTAAGACGATGCAAGTAACTATGCATTATAAGAACGTACAAGAGTACGACGGAGACTTCACATTGCCTATCCTGAAACAGGATATAGACGAGATGATTGCATACAACATTAATGATGTTGAATCTACTACAGAACTGTTGTATAAGTTACAGCCAGATATTGAAGTTAGACTCTATATAGAGAAAGAACACGGTATTGACTGTCTATCAATGGATTCTGTTAAAATGGCAGAGACCTTTCTACTTGAGAAATTCTCAGAGAAGTCAGGTATTCCAAAAAATGTTATAAAGGAAATGCGTTCTCCAATGGATTATATACCGTTGAAGGATGTTATTCTGCCGTTTATAAAATACAAAAACCCAAAGTTACAGAGCGTCTTAGAGGAAATGAAGGAACAGGTAGTTTACTCTAAGGAGCGAAAAGGCTATGAGAAGAAGTTTGTTCTCTCAAATGTGGTATATTCTATAGGTGTTGGTGGTATTCATACTATCCATACACCTAAGATATTCCTTCCTAAGGCTGACGAGTTTATAGGGCATGCAGATGTGGCTAGTATGTATCCCTCATTACTTATCGAATATGGATTCGGTCCTCGTCAGGGTGGAGAAATATTTCGCGAATTGTTTGCCCAATTGAAAGTCGAAAGACTAGAAGCGAAACATACAGGTCAGAAAGTTAAGAACGCGTTCCTGAAAATTGTGCTTAACTCACCTACTGGTAAGATGCAACAAGAGGTCTCATGGATGTACGATCCTTTTAACGTGTTTAGGATACGTATAAACGGGCAATTAATCCTTCTTTTGCTCGTAGACAGGCTTTTAGAGCTTGGGTGTGAGATTATTCAGTGCAACACAGACGGAGTCGTCTACAGGGCTAAAAATAGCCTTAAACAGGCGATTTCGGACTCTATACGGGAGGTGGAAGGGCTTACCAGATTAGAGTTTGAATCTGACGAGTATGAGGCGTTTTATCAATACGCAATTAATGACTACTTTGGTGTCTTAAAAGGCGGAGAGATAGAAGAAAAAGGTATGTTTATTACAAAGAACAAGTTAGGCAAAGGACTTGCACCTGTGGTTATACCAAAGGCGGTAATAAACTACTTTACAAAGCATGAATCTGTTGAAGAGTTTGTGAAAAACGATAAGGATATACGGGATTTCTTAATGTCACAAGCTGTTGATAAGAAGTTTTCTGTTATTCATGGTGAAACTCCTGTTCAACGTATCAACAGGTTTTATGCTAGTACGAATGGAGCATATCTATTCAAAAAAGATGACACAGATAAAATGTCTAATATGCTAACGAAGTCAGGAGTAACAATCTTGAATAAGTTTGATGATATACCGATGGAAGATCGGAAGATCAACTATCGTTACTATATCAGTGAAGCCAAGAAGATTATCGCTGACTTTACTGAACAACAACTGGATTTATTCCTATGATAATCGAATTAAACACAAAAATCCTGGACGAGTTTCCAGGTATCAATATGAATCAGTTAGTATTCCTAAGTATGGTGTTGGGTAAGAATCAACCATTATATCAAAACGTCCGCTCCGTTATCAGCCTTATAAGCGACGAAGAAATATCATACTTAGTAGAACAGGGGCTAATCGACTCGATAGAGAGAGCCGATAGTATTACATACCAGCCTACGGATAAGCTTAAACAAGCAGTACTTCCTAAGAAGGACTACTTTGATCTGTTTTATGATATGTACCCTGTATACGTTATGCGAAGTGATGGAACAAAGAGTTATTTACGTGCAAACGTGAACAAATGTCGAAACTTCTTTAACAACAAGTGCGGAAATAGTACAGCAATGGCTGAACACCTTATAAAGTGTTTAGACTTTGAAATATCTAAGCGCATGCGAGAAGGTTCTCTTGGTTATATGATGACCATGTGGAACTGGTTAACCCGCGCACAGTGGGAAGCAGTTGAAGAAGAAATGGCAGACTCTACTAAAGTTACAAATACTTATGGAACAGAACTCCTCTAATCTTATACGACCTATGAAAGTTGTAGCTCAAGAAGCTATCAACTATATCGCCGGTCGAAGAGAGCACACTGTTGTGTCTCTAAAGACTAGGTGGAAGAAGTTCAATAAGCAGTGTATGGGAGGTATTGAACCAAATACCGTTTATACCATAGCTGGCATATCGGGATCAGGCAAGAGCTCCTTCGCTAATTGCCTAGCTACTGACATCATAGACCTTAATCCTGACGAGGATATAATAGTTCTGAACTTCTCGTTAGAGATGGTTGCATTTAGGCAAGTTGGAAGGACGCTTTCTAATAAGCTCAGGAAAACGACTTCGACTTTGTATAGCTCGGAAACGAGCCTTGATGACGACACTTTTGGTCAGGTCATTAAAGTATGCAATCAGCTAAAGGAGTATCCTATTTACTTTGTAGATAGTCCTACTACTCCCATGCAAGTTCAAGAGATTATATTTAGTTTTTATAATACGTATGTAAAAGGTACAGGGAAACATTTCGTCATATTATATGACCATGCCCTGTTAACCAAACCAATCGGATCAGTTTTAGAGACGATTGCAGAGTTGCAACGTGTTTTCATTCAGGTCAAGAAATTGCCCATGACATCTGTTATACAGATTGCTCAGATGAATCGAAATATAGAAGCTCCTGAAAGGATTAATAATCCGCTGTCGCATTATCCTATGCGTAGCGATTTTTCATCGTCTGATGCAATTTTCCAAGGCAGTGATTATGTCATGGCTCTACATCGACCAGAGATTTTGAACATTTTAGAATATGGTCCAAATCATTTACCGGTACAAAACAAGGTGTATATTCACATCTTAAAGAACAGGGATGCTGGTAAGCCTTGTATCCTTGAGTTCGAAAACGACCTAATGTTTAATAATCTCAT